CATCAGCGATCAGTTCCAGTGCCTGACGCAGCAACCGGGCATGTACCGGACCATAGACGGCCAGCACCTGCTCACGGTCGTCCGGAGTGAACACCCGTTGCAGGTCAGTATCACACAGGACATCGCAGAACAGCGTCACATCCGCTTCCAGGTTACGGCGGGTTTTCGCCACCACCGACAGGGTATCGTCATCCTCTCCATCACCATTGAGCACTTCCTGCCACAGATACCAGGCCTCTGCCGAAGGCTCCCGCAGCACCACGCTGACATTTCTCCATTCCGGCACCTTCACCGTTTTATGACGGAACCCCGACAGTCTGGCCAGCGCCAGTGTTTTCAGATCTTTTGCCATAAGCCTTATCCGCCCGCACCATTAACCGTTACTGTACACGCATCAGAGGTAATGCTCTGCGGCTGTTCTGCAGAATCCGTTACCTCGCAGGTATAAGCCCCCTTATCACCTGACTGCGTATTGGCTTTACTGAAAGTGTCAGTAGTCTGTCCCTCTACCGGCTGACCATCCTTCTTCCAGGCGTGTTTATAAGGCGGCGTTCCCCCGTTGACACTGACTGACATTGTCAGCAGCGCACCGGTATTCACGGTAAGTGTCTTCTCCAGATTTTTCACAAACGCCAGCGGTACCACATAGGACACCGGTTTACCCTTCAGGCGAAGTGAAAACGTTGCAGCCACCACGCCGTTGGTACCGGATGACCAGGTGTGCTGACGCACTTCCGCCAGGAACTTAAAGCCCTTACCGGACGGAAACTGCACCTTAAACGCATACACCGTGTCATTGTCATAGGCATCACGCAGGGCGTTCTGGGCCTGATTCAGATAAAAATTACCCGACATGGAAATCTCGGACGACGCCCCCAGACCGTTGATGTTCTCCTGCTCTGTGGAGCAGAGCGTGGTCACATCAATATCCTGTTTCTGACCGGCGGTGAACTGGACTTCCTTGATGGTGCAGTCCAGGCGCAGATATTCCGCCTTCTCCATGGTTTCAGCAGTCGCCGGGGCAGATGAAATCATCACCTGCGTCAGCTGTGAACGTTCATACAAAGCAGACATTCTGCCTCCTGATAATAAAAAACCCGCACGCGGCGGGTTATGGGTTCTGTTGAAAAAATTACACCGTGACCTGAAACTCCAGGGTTGCACGGTAACAGCGGTTTTCCGGAATATAGTCCTGCATTTCACTGACGGATCCCGGGGCCAGCAGCATTATGGCTTCACGGGCGTCCTGACGTATCTGACGCGCCTGCGTCACAGTCCCGGCATAAACGTCTATCTGCACCGACACTGAGGACTCCGCCTGCCCGCCCATCACGTCCGCCGACACCGATGAAATCAGGCTGAAAACCACCCACGGAAGCGCCACCGACGGCCTGCCATCCAGCAGGGGGACCACATACGGGTACACCTGCCCGCCGGCAAGATGCGCCAGATGAGGATACAAATCCGCCTCCGTCATCGTCTCAGTACCTCATCAATGGCCCGGTTCATCCGCGCAATCGCCACCTGTGCCGCCTGTTCACTGCGCACATCAAATGCCGGGCGCACAAACGGGTGCGGTGGCATATTCACGGTCCCCATTTCCACAAACCGCCAGTAGAAAGCGTTGCGCGGGTTATCCGCCTTCATGGTGTTATCGCTGTTACCGGTGTCCGGATTAACACCCCGGATATGCACACCGGATTCCATCCCGCCATCGCGGGAGCGCCGGGAAAGGACCACCACATTGCGGCGCAGTTTTCCCCTGCGTACCGGTGCCCGTGACACCACTTCTTCTTTCAGCACATTCGCACCCGCACGGGTTGCCTCACGCAGCACCCGGTTATTTTCTGCACCACTCAGAAGCTGCAAATCGCGGCTGATGTCCTCCAGCCCCGAAAAATCCAGCAGGGTTTCGATCATTTTTCCCCTCCCAGCCGACAGAGAATTTCCAGACGTCCGCCGGTCGCATCCGGCACGGGCAGCCCGACAACGTTCAGGATCCGGTCACGCCAGGGACCACTCAGCACATGAAGTCGTGACGCTGCCGTGATTTCCCGACCGGACTGACCGCGCACCCAGATGCGGATTTCCGCCTGCGCCATTTCCGCACCGGACTGCATCCGCTCCCGGCTGCTCCTGCCCCGGATATCCGCATGAATTTTCCCGCATGACACCCATTCTTCCGTCATTTCTCCGGCAGCGTTACGGGTTAACACCGGGTTCAGAACACTGATCATCTGTGTCAGACGACCTGCAGATATTGCCATTCCCCCTCCTCATAACACCGTCGGACAACGCAAATCGTAAATCAGCACGGAAACAGAAAACGGCAGCTCCCCCTGAATCAGTTCTTCCCGCTCCGCAAGATCCGGATTCCGGTACAGCATCCCGGTCAGTCGCATGGCAGCCCCCTTCATCCGGGTTAATGCCTCGCCCGGGATCAGTTCACCGTCCTCACGAATCACCTTATCCCGGCTGCCCTGAATGTAGGCCAGCAGCACGGCGGTAGCCTGACGAACCTTGTCCATCAGCATGTCATCATCCGCGTCATGGTCGACACGCAGATGTGCCTTGATCTCTTCCAGTGTCAGTAATGCCGTCATTTTCAGCCTCCTGCATCCCGCCCACGTTTTGCAGCCAGGGTCCAGGCTGATGAATGAGCTTCTCCGGGTTTATCTTCGGTCATACTGTTGCAGTGCCACAGCGAGCCCCCCACGTCACCGTATCGCCGGGGTGGTAGGTTTCACCGGCTCTGAACACACCGCGGTAGAGCATCACCGGCAGGGAAAATGTTTTTTCCGTACGCTGGCCACTGCTCTGCCGGACCACCACAGAGAACGACCGTTCACCCGTCATGCTGACGTCAATATCCGCCACCCCGTCAACCAGGCATTCCCATCCCCGCATCCCGTACGTTTTTTCATACGCCCGCCAGAGTCCACCCTGGTGTGTGGCATACGAGCCCCGGGGAAAGGATTTTTGATCGTCAATGGCGGGGAGTATTTCCAGTGCCGTGGCATCACGCCCGTCCTGCGGAGCCGGCAGGGCACTCACCGCATCCAGAACCGCCTTCTGCAGAACATCCGGATCGTAGTCACGACCATCACGCGGAACAGGAATATGGCTTACCGCCTCCTTCACCATCTGTTCAAGCATCGGACGCACATCATCCGGGGTGAGACTTTTACCGTCTGCCGGCTGCGGAATATTTGCGACCGCATCATTCACCGCCTGCTGCAGTACATCCGGATCATAATCACGACCATCACGCGGTACCGGAATGGCCCCCACAGCGTCATCCACCATCGCCTGCAGAACCGGACGCACCTCATCCACCGTCACATGCTTCTGTAATACCACCGACAGAGAAGTCAGTTTCTCTTCAAACGCTTGTGCCTGCGAGGCCATCTTCCCCTCAAATGTGCGCTGTAAATCCGCCAGCACTGTGGCGAATTCTTCTCCCAGTGCACGAATAATGGACAGTTCCCGTTCCGTCATTTTCGCAGTATCCCCCTGAACATCGCTTTCACCGCATCATGCTCTGTTTCACTGATTGCCTTATTACCGTCAGATGCGCCATCAGGCAGTTGTGCTGAGACTGTTTTCCCGGACGACGCGAACGGATCCTCACGGGCATCACGACGGGACAGCGCCTCCAGACTGTAGTTCTGCTGCTGAAGATACAGTGCATCACCGCCGGCCAGGGGCGGCAGGTTCTCACGTTTACGGGCCTCATTGGGCGTCAGCAGCGTATTTTTCACCGACTCACCCAGCGTTTTCATGCGCCGTTCGCTGTCCATTCTCAGCAGCGTGGTGACGTCAAACTCCGTGCTCTCGTTTTCCCCCGTTTCCAGCGCCTCATCCAGTAACAGCTCAATGGACTCAATCAGCGTCTGCAGACACTGGGAATAATACTGCTGCTCCAGCGCCTCCACGTTATCACTGGAGGGAGGTTGTCCCACACCAATCTTGTAGGCCGGGACACGGAACACCGAACAGACAATTTCAGCGGTCATTTTCAGTTGTTCCACCGTCTGCGCATCCACCGGTGAAAACGTCGTGGGGTTATATTTCGCCCCGTTGCTCAGAATCGCCGTTTTCCCCGCATTTTCGCCGGTATACCCGCTGTCCCAGTTGCTCTTCAGTTTTTTCGCATTTTCTTCCGTTATACTGCCGGGGATCTCAATCACCCCGGACGGCCTGCCGCCATTTCTGAAAAAAGACGTTGAATTTGCCTGAATATGATACCCCTGCGTGGCAGCCAGCCCGGCAGCATACACCGGCGGCAATCCTATAAGCGGATGAAAAAAACAGTTAAACCGGTCGTGGATCACTTCCCGGGCAGGCACCGTCACCGCCTCCGTGATCCCGCAGTTCCGGTCCGGCGTGATGCGGTAGAACACCTCGCCGTCATCCGCCACCAGAGGTTCAACCCGGCTCCAGTCCAGAATACGCAGTTCTTTGATCTGCCCACGGGCATTACGGATTTTCAGCACCACCGTATTGCCGTGACGCAGTTTGGCGTTCAGCCACAGTTCAAAAAACTGGATACGATTCTGCTGTGCATTGGGACGACGACAGAGACGGGCAATATCCCCCTGCCGTTTTTCACGGCGGATCCCCTGTGTATCGGTCTGCATCAGGCGCAGCCGCATTTTGGCGATATCCTGGGATATCAGCGAAATGCAAGAAAACACCGCATGAAAGGAGAGGACACTTTCCGGATCGGCTTTCACTCCCTGCTGCCAGGCACCGGCAAAAGGCTCAGCCACCGCCTGAAACAGGCTGGTCCAGCCCACCTCTTTTACATCACGTCCTGATTTCTGGTTTTTTCGGGGTCGCCGCAAAAGGTTCCACATTCGCCATGCTCCGCATCACGTTTCTTTTTCTGACCTGCCGGACGTCGCGCTGTGATGTACTCCGCCTTCCCCAGGCGAACCAGCACCTCCGCACACGGCTGTGCCACATCACGGATATCCCCGGCCCGGGCATCATGCGTGCCCTGCAGATACTGGATTTTTGCCATCAGTTACTGCGGGAAGCTAGCGCCTCCCGCCCTCCTCATCAGACTCAGCCGCCGGACGCAGTTCCGTAGTTCACACCGGTGATCACAGCCACCGCCGCGGTACGGCGACGACGCCAGTTGATCCAGCGCTCCGCACGGATGGCCACGCTGCCGGTCTGGAACATGGAGACCAGCTCCACCGGTGACGGTGTGCTGCTGTCGCTGGTCGGTTCAGACTGCATTTCCAGTGATGCCTCGCGGGACATATCCACTGCCACGCCGCCGTCATCCGCCAGATAAATATCCGGGGCATTCACCAGCACCAGCTGGTCACCCACGTACTGGGAGACAATCACCGGCAGCCCCTGGAAGGAGCCACCCAGCAGGGTCATGTCCGGATATTCCTTCTGACCCAGCGCATTTTTACGCATGGACAGCGCCAGGGCATTCGTGCTGGACATCAGCCAGACCGCACCGGTGGGCTGCAGATTTGCCGTCACAAACTGGCCAAACGCGGCCTCGGCATCCGCATCCGGATTACCGCTTGACGCCGTGCCCTTCACATCATGGGTGATGGACGCAGGGGAGACATCTGCCACCGCCGCTTTTTTCGGGTCCACAAAGTCTGTATCCAGACGCGCCACCACCGCTTCCGCCAGCGCATTACGGACCAGTGCATCAGCAGCCGGACTGGAAAAACGGATCAATTCTTCCGTCAGTACCGCAATGGCCGACACCTTCGCATGACTGAAGGTGATGGATTCAAAATCAAACTTCGTCAGGGGTTTTGCCTTACCCTCACCCACCCAGCCGGCAGCTCCGCCGGACACCTGGGCATGCACACGGATATTGAACGGCACCTGACGAAGTGCAGGGATCCCGCCCTGACCAAATCGCCCGATAATGGTCTGCGGACGCAGGTAATCAATAAAGTCCTGTGCGTATTCCTGATATTCAGACAGGCTGCCTGCCCACTGCGGGTCCGTGGTGGTCCCTGCCCCCACCGCCGATTTCAGGACATGATGCAGACGGCTGTCATCCGGATACTGACGACGGGCCACTTCCAGGGCTTCAGAGCGGACACCTTTAGCCGCGGCCAGTGATTTGGCAAAGCGGGCGAAACCAATCCCCTTCTCCAGTTTCTGCTCAACACGGATCACCGGCGCTGAAGCCACCGTGGCCACATTCCCGTTACCGGCCTGTTTCACCGGCTGTGCCGTGGCGGCCTTACTGGTTTCCAGTTCACGCAGGCGCTTCAGGTGCGCATCCACCTGACGGATTTCCGCTGCGGTGTTGTCGTAGTGCTCTTCCTCTTCCACATCCAGTGTGCGGCCTTCCTCTGCGGCTTTGTTCATGATCTCCTCAAGGGAGGCTGCCAGCGCCGCACGCTTGTTTTCAAAACTTTTAATCTGTTCACCAGTATTCATTGCTGACTTTTCCTTATGAAAAGAGGTTATTGACTGTGCCGAAGCGCCGGCAGAAGATGCGATTTTCACCACCGGTCTCCGGTTGCCGGACGCGGCAGAAAACGGGCGGTCGAAAGATTTAATGGTCCGGATGGTGCATTCCGCATTCGCGGGCACGGTGACGGCAGACACCTCCATCAGCTCCCAGCGCAGAAAATGCAGTCCGCCTCCGTCCAGATAAGTGTATTCATGGGGCCGGAAGCCCACAGAAAGCCCCCTGACCAGCCCGGTCTTAATGGCCGCCCAGGCCTCATCCAGCCGGGCTGCCATCTGGGACGGCATATCCGGTTCCGGCTTCACCAGCATTGCCGTGATTTCCAGCCCTTCCCTGACCCGACGCACCGTACACTGGCCTACAGGGCGGGAATGGTCATGCTGCCAGAGAAACGGGATCGTACTGCCAAACTCCGCTCCCTCCGGCTCCAGGATGTCACCATCCCGATCCGGAGAAGGCGTTGACGCAATCCCGGTGATCACCCGTTCATCCTCGCTGAAGGATTTCACCGTCAGCAGGGAACAGGCCCGTTTAAGAGTCACATCAGCCTCCTGAAAATAAAAAACCGCCGCAGCGGTTCATGATGGTTACAGGGTGAGCAGGGTTATATGAAAAAAACCTCATACGCTTTCTTTTTCGGTTCCGGATTCAGGGACATCAGGGACACCGCATTGAAGAGCGCCATCAGCGGGTCAATTTTTCCCCGTCCGCTGGCCTGTTTGGTGATAAGAATGGCGTTACCTTTAGGCTCCACCCGGGCATTACCGACACACCAGGCCATCAGGGGCTGATCACCGTGAATCAGCACCCCTTCAGCCAGTTTGCGCTCGGTGGTTTTGATGGCCCCGCCCAGCTTCCAGCCCTGGCTTATCCCCACCACACTCTCATCGGGGATCCCGGCTTCCGCCAGTGAATCCAGAATCTGCCCCACACCTGACGGGTCAATACCGATATGATCCAGTAACTCAGCCTCATGAATACGACGCACATACTCCGCCACTTCCGCCGTGTCATCCCCGACCCGACGGACAATCGTCATGTCTCCACAGGCCACAAAATCCTGAAAACGGGATGCCTCACTCTTCCGTCTGACCACCGCGGTTTCATGCGCCCAGGCATGGCCCCAGCCCAGCCATTCGCGGGTCTCCCGGTCACGCCCAATCACATACATCCCCAGCAGATCATCCAGCCCTCCGCCGTCAATCCCCACCGTCACCACATCAGCACGACGCAGGATATCGTCCAGGCTGATACAACGGCCCTGCTCTTCCCAGAAATCAGCCCCCGCCCAGCGGTCAGAGCGCAGGGCAAGACCAATTTCCACATTGGCGTGTTTTGACATGAACCCCCGGAATGTCTCTTCACCGGCTTCCCGGGCTTTACGGTACTCCCGGTACAGAAAAGCCTCATCCACCGAATAACCGAGATTCGGATTGACCATGGCGAGGTTTTCCATCAGCAGGTGAGCCCCGCTTTCCACCATTTCAGGAGGGTGTTCAAATATCACCGGCAGAAAATGCGGATCATGAATTTTGCCGTCACGGACATCCCGGGCGTACTGCAGTTTCTGTCTGAACACCCCGGCTGGCGGCTCATTCGACTGGGTGGTCGTATACACCACAAACCCTTCCGGGCGGGAGGCAAGGCCGCCTATGGCTTCACGTAACATGTCCTCCGCTTTGTACTGCTTGCCAAATAACCACAGTTCATCAATCAGCGTCCCCACGGACTTGATACCGGATACCGTATTCGGATCGGCAGCCACCACCTTCAGGGTGGTGTCCGTCACCCTGTGGGTGATGGTCCGGATATGTGTCTGCACCTGACAGAGGTCATCCAGATCATCGTCCCGTCGTACCATATCCCTGGCAGGGTTGAAGGCGTTAGCCGCCACCTCCACGGTCGGGGCCAGAATGGTGTAGCCCGCCGCCTGCCGCCAGTTCAGTAACAGCGCCGTCATCATGATCCCGGCAGCCAGCGTGGACTTGCTGTTTTTCTTGGGGATAAGGATAAAAACTTCCTTGATATGGCGTACACCGGTCTGCGCATCGTAGGAGCCAAACAGGGCCGCCACCAGGTCAAACACCCACTGTGCGCAGGACTCCCCGAACGTCGGGCTGCCCGGTGCATCCACAATCCGCAGTTGTTTAAAAATCGCCAGGGCATGTGCGGCCTGCTCCGGATAAATCGGAGCCGGAATAATCGACAGCCCCTTTTTCAGGCGCTCTGCCCAGTCCGGGCAGGCCGTGCTCCACACAGGTATCATCCGTTGCCCTCATTATCATTATTCACCACCAGGCGGGGTGGTGGTGGCACCGCAAAACGGTTAGCCGCTTTTTTCGCCGCGTCACCTTTTGCCGATTTTTTACCGGCATCCCCTTTTTTGTGGTGCGTGAACTGCGCCAGCTTATAAGCCGCATCCAGCGCCAGCCTGGGGTCGGTATTAATGTTCTCCACCAGAAGACGCCCCATCGCTTTCACCGGATCGGGAAGACCGTCCTCCATATACTCAATACCAGGAGATATCACCACGGGCGGTGGCATCTCCGGATTTGTTTCGTCCGGCTGTGGTATTGCAGCCGCCTCACGGCGACGGGGTTTATCCTCCGGCTCTGATTTTTTCTGCCGATAAACAGGAACCTCATCCACCTCCACCGTCTCGCATTGTTTACGGGCTATAAACGCAAGCACCTCAGGATCTTTTGCCAGCTGCGAGCCTTTAACCCTGGCGGTCTTCGCCGAATAACCGGCGGCAATGGCTGACGCTGTTTTGTTTTTCCCGGACATGAGCGCCAGCGCAAATTTTCGTTTTTGCGTTGTCAGCACAGCCTCCTCCCGGGTCCAGAACGCACTCAGCCGGGTATGGTTCAGCCCATTTTTCCCGGCGTCTCATGCCGCAAATGTTAACTGCTGCCTGGTTAACATTTGCTGAAAAAGCCTGTTAACATTTTTTCCGCACAACAAACTGAATAATAAAGATAAAAACCGCAAAAATGCCCGGGCAGCCAGTTAACATGTTAACTGCCCTGAAACGGGAATTTTTTCTCTGCGTGAGAGGGGGCGCGGTGTCCAGGGCGATCGTTTTTTTTCGCCGGATGATCCCCCCCGGGTCTGGTCACAGGCCAGTGATTCCGTCGGCCCTGAGCGTGCCATCAGGAAGCTCAGGCAACGTCGGATCAGGCATACCACTCGCCGCTTCACTCGCTGACTTCTGGCGATGGCATTCAGTACAGAGGGTCCAGAGGTTCGTCTCCTCATTACCACCACCGAACTGAAGTGCAATGCGGTGATCGAGTTCACTGTCACAAAGGTCAACCACGCGTCTACAGAGACAACAGTGTCCGGCATCCCTCCGCCAGATACGACGTTTGAGGGAAACCCGGGCACTGCCACTGACACGACGCTGTTCCCCCCTCAGGACATTTATCCGCCGGGTGTTCAGAGTTTTGATTCTGCCCGGTAACGTACGAAGCACAGCCATGTAAAATCCTCGCCATATAGCTTGTCACCAGAGGAAAGAAAATGTCATCGAAAAACCGGCCCCGCAGAACCACAATCCGCAATATCCGTTTCCCCAATCACATGATTGAACAGATCAATATCGCCCTTGAACATAAAGGTTCCGGTAACTTTTCAGCGTGGGTTATTGAAGCCTGCAGAAGAAGGCTGTCAACAGAGCGTTCGGGTATGAATTACATAATTAAGTAACATGGTGTTCACAGAACACACAGTTACCGGACACATCAGTTTTCCATTCGTCCCCCGGCAGTACAGGCTTCCCGTCTGACGGGATAGCCTGAAAAAACACAGAAAATTATTTGTTATAATTAATATAACTTACTCAAAAAAAAGCGACGAGAAAATCAGCATCAACGAGCAATAAGCGCCAATACGTGATAACAAATGGCAGCCATATTTATCTGCAGTATAAGCAATGGACAGGATAACCACACCAGAAACCGTCAGCATAAAATCCATTTGAACTTCCCCGGACAAAATCGACTCATCTAAAGATTTACAGCTCTTTTTATTATCAATATGTTAAAAGTAAAATAAACAGATGTTCAATAATACGAATACAAAAACGTGCTGAAAATCAATGAATCCATTTCTGTGTTATCAATTAATAGTGATAAACATCCGGCTTCTTCCACCATCGCACCGGACCAGCGACCATGAGGGGACAACGCCGCGCTCCGTTAACGCGGTAAACCCCGGTGTGTATCGTTTTTGATTATCCCCGCACACTCGCGCAGAGGATTCTCCCGGTCGGGCTGCGGTCTCTGTTAATGCAGGAATACGGCGACAATACCGCGCATGAATAATAAGGTCGCTCAACACACTGGCTGTAATGCAGCGGATACCATGCGGCATTTAGCGGCATTCATCGTACACTCAACGGTTAGCTCTTCATTCGTGGCATTCACCTGAAAGGTCCTGGAGTGTAATTGCGTACATTTACCACTGAACGAACCTTCAACAAGAACACGACCACGCTGCAAAATACGGAACGGAATTGTTCCCTGAAAAGGCTTTACGGTTACCAATAATTTCTTCATGCATTCTCCGAATAACAAAAATACTAGTTAATACACTGAGTGCGGATATATTCCTGAAGCATTCTCAATGCTGCCTGGTCGCTGATGATTCCGTCTCTGATACCGAGAACGTTTCGTCCAGCAACCGGAGAGAGTTCGACGGCGGCATCATTGCCCACGCCGGAGGTGCCGGTGGCTTCACGCACGGTACCGGGGCAGGTGGCGTTGATCCGCAGGCGCTTACGACCAGCGGCAACATCAGCACGCAGAGTTTCATTTTCAGCTCTCGCATCGGCTAATTCCCTCGAGTATTTTGCATCGAGCGCAGCAACATCACGCTGGCGCACCTGCATGTCAGTAATGGTGGCATTCGCCTGTTCCAGCTCTCTGGCTTTTTTATCGCGCTGCGCTTTGTAGGTGAGCGCGTTGTCACGGTAATGGTTTGTTGCCAGCCACAGCGCACCACAGCCAACCGCCATGACAATAATCACCACACACAGAACACGGTTCATCTCTCTTTCACCCCACCAGTCCCGATAACGTCAGGACTCGCCAGGCGGTGGAAAAGAAAATGGCAACCAGCATGACTAAAAATGAAATGCCGACAAGTACACAGAGGCTCTTCACCAGCGTTATGAGTTTATCTGATATCATTAGCCACCCCATCAATCCGCCTTTGTTATTTTCCCTTTGCCTGTATCAGCCAGGACAAAATCAATCAGCATATTCGCTTCATTTACCAGCGTACGGATTTTTGATACATGCGCGGCTTTAACCTGTTTCCACTCATTCAGCCCGGTAGCAAACACACTGGCAATGTTTTTATCCCGTTTCATGTCAGCACAAGCCTGGTTGAGTTCTTCCATCACGCTCATTTTACGGGGATTAACGACAAAACCCTTCGTCCAGTACTCGTAAAGAACATCGTCGCACTCTTCCTGATACCGGATGACCTTATCGCGGATTTCGGGTTTTACTTTGTTGGGATTAATGGTTTGTAGCCAGCCGGCAAGTTTTCGAAGTGGCATGGACACCATATTGCGTTGTTTCCCATCCTCAGCAACCATAACGATTTCCGTTATAGTTGACGCAAAACGCTGTCTTAACTTAGCCAACTGTGATTGCCAGGCCAGCCCCATCCCCGCAACGACAGGTTTCATGGGAACGTATGGTTCGCCATTATGGTTAACTACATAAAGAGAGTTGCCGTGAAACGGCACGGCCATCATATTCATCGGTTATTTCCTTTTAGTGATGAACCTTGTCTCACAGGAATCCAGCCCACAGAAAGGCACCGACAGCCAAACCGGTATCCTCAAGGGTCATCCTGAAAGGTTCTGTGTTGTGAGATGCGCGTGAGATGCGCAGAAATGACAAAGGCATCATTACGGTGCCTGAGTGTTAAACAACTGCTTTGACTTTATTCACTTACATTTTGCCAATTTGCAGGATTTCGTGTTATCCGTCCATGTAAGCAAACCTCATTTTTCAGCAAAATATTCTGCTTATCTGTCGATTCCCCAGCACGCCAGCGCGCTCTCCTGGTCACGACGGGATACCTGACCGTAACAGTTATTTGAGCGAATACGGCAGTCCCTGCCACCGTCCTTAATCCACCAGCGAATAGCTTCGCAGGCACCTTTTCGATCTCCTGCATTAATCCGTCTGTAAAACGTCGACGGGAAACACTTACCGGGGCCAATGTTGTACGGACAGAATGACGCAATCCCCGCTTTCTGGGGTTCGGTCAGTGGCACTCTGATGTTTTTCTCCACCCATGCCAGCGCCTTATCACGCTCAATGGCGTTAACCCGGTCGCATTTTTCCTTCGACAGCTTCATGCCAGGAATAACAGGCTTACCATCCACCCGGGTGGCTCCACGGCAGATGGTCCAGATACCCGCACCATCACGGTATGCTGTGGTGTGGTTACCTTCCTTTTCATCCAGAAACTGGTCGAGGATTTCAGGCGCAGACGCCCCTGCACCAATCAGCGCCAGAACGGCAGCCGACAGGCCGTATCTGATTTTTGCGTTCATGGATATTTATCAGGGTTTATCGATTTCAAATCCCTGGATATGTTAAGTCTTCAGGCCAGCGGTGGAGTCTTCAGAGAACCCGTAATTATTCCCGGTAGTTTTCCTCTGTAGGTTATCAACACATCCTGCGCCTCTAAAATTACGGGACGCTTTTCCGGTAACGGACCATCCCCTTCACATAACCCGGCAGCAACATCCATGAAAAACTGCTTCGCCTGCTTTTTCGCCTCAGCTTCGTAAAACTCCAGCGTGGCACCTTCAGTACGGTCAAGACTAATCGCCACATCTGGCAACAACAGTGACGGATACCCACCAATTTCCGGTGCCACAGTAACAGTAATCTTATCCGGGTAATTATTTATCCCTTTAACACCCAGTTCGTATTTTTTCTTCATCGCTTTACTCTCCCCGCGCCGCCTTACGACGGTCCTCTCTGATTTTGAAATACAGGTTAGTCAGATACGTCAGCAGGCCAAACAGCAGACTCCCCAGCACACCTATCGCCACCCACTGGGACGGAGAGACTTTGTCCAGCAGCTGCAGTAACCAGTATCCCGTCCCCACCGCTGACGTGGTGTATGACACACCCGTTGTGATTTTTTCCATCTGGTACATACCCCGTCTCCCGCAATCCGGAAGCTCACAACAACAGGAGGGGCATCAGCTCACACCGACAGCCCCTGCGTATGGTTACATCATCATTTCGCCGCCAGGCTGAGGCTCACTGCTACCGTCAGGCTGAGACACAACGCCATCTGAAACAGCACTGTCACCCGCGCCGTCTTCAGGCTCAGGAGCAGCCGGTCCCCCCAGCAGCTCATCCAGAATGGCATCCACTTCAGCATCAAGACGCGCCTCAAGATTCTGGCGGAGTTGCTGTTTCAGTGCGCTTCTGACTTCTTCAGAGCGCAGGACGTCCTTCACTGCTTCAGCAGTGACCAGAGATTTTATTTCTGACATGGGATTTTCTCGTTGAAAGGTGTTGTTAAGAAAGTTGCTACGAAATGAGAGGCTCTTCGGGTTTTGTTCCGGCTGACTGGCTGGCGCTGATTTTTTCCGCCGCCGCGGCATCAATCTTTTTGCGTATATAGTTCCGGATAACCTTATACCCGCCACTTACCAGATATAACGTGCACACCACCGTGCAGAAATACAATAAAATAAGCTGTACAAATCTCATTATCCCTCCCGGTTATTGATATGGTGTTGACATCGTTAATACCTGTTGGTTAAAAAAGTGTCCTGCATGTTTTGCTTTGGATATAACGACATTTGCCGCCGGTTCTGGCTCCTTGTTTTCCCTGCCCCGGCGGCCTTTTTTTCCTGCTTACGGGTTATTCACTTCCACTGTTATACTTTCAATCAGCACCGGATATGTCGCACCGCTAGTGATATCGGTCACGCGCAATTTGTCTGCCGTAAACGTGCCGACCGGTGACTGTGACAGCATGAACGGCGTCCCGTCCTTACCATCAATGACCGGCGTCACCTCAATACTGTTGTTACCGGCAAAACGGAAGCCCAGCGTATGCCATTCGTTATCAAATGCGCCGAATGACCCCAGCTTCGTGTTCTGACCAGCATTTCCCTTGTGGTACATCACATTAAGGTCTGTGGCATCGCTCTGTACGTAAAACGACGCCAGCAGGTTATGACCGGCATTACCTTCCAGTGTGACACCCTGAGGCAGTGAAGAAACCGGCCAGTACAGCGCCAGTGCGTACTGATTAGCTGTCAGTGTGCCATCAACTTTAAAACGACAACTGATAAGCCCGCCCTTCTCCAGCAGGTCTGCGCCATTACCGGCATCATGCTGCATAAACCACGAGGAACTTCCTGTCTGTTTGGTCCACCTCAGCGCCTTACCTCCTGCAGCACCTGCATCATCAACTACCAATGCACGCCCTCCTTCAGCTCCCCATCCCTGCGGATTCAGTAAACCACCTGACTCTGTTGCACGGTAATAAAGCAGCGTTGTCACTGATTTCCCGTCCGTTGACGGTGTTGATGGTGTGTCCGGTGACGGCTTCTCATCCGGCGGCATCACAACCTGTTCCCCACCCACCAGTTCAGCCGTCCGTCCTGCATGGAGAAGAATCGCTGAGGCAAGACGGTCAGAAATAATCCCCCTGCGTGCCCATGAGCTGAAATGGCTCGCACGGTCTGCTGACGTCCAGTTTGCCGACGTCCGGGAGGCCGCACCGTAATATCCTGATGCCGGAATATCCGGGTCTTCTTCCGGTTTGTTCGTCGGGACATTTGCTCCGTTCTCATCGGTCATGAACGGCACAAAGTGAATATTCTTTTCCGTTTTGTTTTTGTAACTGCCGTACACCGTCTGGTAAGTGGATTCGCTCTTCTGCTTCCAGAAATAAGTTGTGTCTCCACATATCCAGGGAACACCGTCAGCAGAACCACCAGCGCACTGTCCCACCATATCTGCAAGGTCCGTACGATATTGTTCCACTACTTCTGTAAAACGGGCTGTGTGATTTGCTGGCGTTCCGTCAAAGTCAAATTCCCCCTGCATCCACACCACGGCAAGCAGCACATTTTTCGGGTTCTTTGCCAGCGCGGCTTTTGTACGACCGATGAGATCCTTATACAGCGGCCTGCCCACACCCCAGCGGGTAGAACTCTCTGAGGCACCGGTCACGTCACTGTATGTTCCATCTGCCCCGGTGGTGAAAGCTGAACCACCACGGCAGCACGGAACCAGAAGAATACCCGCATTCGCCGGTATAAACGGCAGCAGCTTTTTGGCAATATGCAGCCCCTGCCCCACGGTTCCGTACTGACCTTTCGACAGGTCAGCTTTCGGATGGTTAAGACGGCTCATGTCCTGTACATCATGCAGACAGTGGTCTGCCGGAATAATGTCGTTATATTTACAGGGAGCGCCATCCGGCGTCACTGTGCTGCGACGAGCCAGTTGCTTTATACGCGGGTCAGGACGGTCATATGTCTGCGGCAGAGGAAGCCCCTCACCGTAAGCCATGCCGTTCGACTGCCCGGCCAGTGGAATAACGTAGTAATAATCTGGCTCCGTGGTGACCACTCCCGGATAGCCACCATCCCCCGTGCCGGGCACAACCACTGGCGTGGTCACATCCCCCTCCGCGGCAATCGCCTGCATCAGGGTATAAGGGGTTATGGCCACAGGACTACCAAACGGCTGCCAGCCCTCTTTCAGTTTGTGTGTCAGCTTTTCCGCAAGATCTGACGGCGACGCCGCCCTGACAACATCATAATGTTTAATCGACATCGAATTTCTCCCGTGTACAGGAACAGAGTTAAAAAGCCGGAACCGGAATCAAATCACAGGATGACCATCTGCCAGTGGCTGGTCGTAAAAAAAAGGCCGCGCCATGCGCAGCCGGAAATAAAGGGATAACGATGATAGTTTGAGAAAAACAGAAATAACACTTTTGTGGCAAAGCATGGTGCCGGGTGCCTCCCGGTGAATTCAGTACCAGCACCTGAATCCGCGATTATCCCATATACCTGGTTGCTGATTGCCCCTCCGCACAGGGGGATTCACCATGCAGTAGTATTTTTAATAAACAGTAAACAAAAAATCAAGCATTATGCAGGCTGTTTCTTTTTATCACCGGCCACAGCAATACCACAATGCCGCAGACCAGCCCCCCATCCGCCAGCACCGACATGATTCTGCTGGTGAAATCCACCATCACCACCAGAAACAGCAGGAGTGCAGCCACAGCCAGACGCAGTTTTACCGTCACAGGTAATTCTCCAGACGAAGACCCAGAACACCGGCAATCTCTTCCAGCACCTTGCGCTCTTCCGGCTCAATTTCGCCGTCTGCCTCCGCAATGGCCACCGCCACATCCAGCACATCTTCCGCTTCACGCGTATCGTGTTTCACATCCTCGATCTCACGTAACGCCGCACGACGACCAGTTTTAAAGTTCGTATCCAGCTGACCGATAATGGTTGCGCTAATCGCATTAATTTCTGACGTAAACGCGGACAGCGCTGGCTGATTACGCAGTACCTGTTCGATCTTCGCTTTCTCGGATGCCTCACATTCACCATCTGCACAGGCCACCAGGTATGCGGCGTTAATCACCACCTGTGCCAGATCGCGTTTTTCAAA